GGATGGTAATGTAGAGCAACACGCCCAACGTGCCGTTGAAATCGCCAGCATCCTTGACATCAATACCTGTCCTCCGATTCAATTAGTTACTCAACGACGGGAGTACTAATGAGAAAAGATTGGTCCCACTGGACTATCTATTTCAATGCCAACCACTTGTACAACTGGGGCATTGGTATCAACTATTACCACGAATATGAATCAGCACCATTTGAGATGCTTGCTAGAATTTGTCAGATAGACCTGCTATTGTTCAACATCACAATTACTCGATGGGAAAAACGGCAGTGGATATAAAAGAATTACTTATCAAGGCGCTACACGATAAAGAGAACAAGCGCCCACGTTCTACTCAGGTTCAGGTAGGACCATCTGAACTAGGTGGTTGCCGTCGTAAAGTCTGGTACAAGTTACATAACCAGCCTGAGACTAACGAGAACGAGATGAAGTTGGCAGCGATTATGGGTACTGCTATTCACGGTGCCATTGAAAAAGCAATGGCTGATAACAAAGAAGTTTTGATTGAGCAGACCGTAGAACATAACGGTATGAAAGCACACGTAGATCTCTACATCCCTGGGACAGGAGATGTAGTTGATTGGAAGACAGTCAAGGTGAAGAACCTTGCCTATTTTCCAAGCCAGCAGCAACGCTGGCAAGTACATACTTACGGATACCTCATAGAACAAAGTGGATTGGGGAAGGTCCACAATGTGCATCTTGTGGCTATTCCACGAGACGGTGACGAGCGCGATGTAAAGGTCCACTCAGAGAAGTACGATTCTTCCATTGCGCTTGAAGCCCTATCTTGGTTGGAAGGTGTGAAGCAATCAGAGTTTCCACCAGAGCCTGAAAAGGATGAGAGTTACTGTAAGTTCTACTGTAAATACTATGACGCATCAGGCGAGATGGGATGCGTTGGTCTAAAAAAAGAACGTACAAAAACTGAATTACCGCTTATTGAGAATTCAGATACTGCTACCAAAGCCTTGCAATATCTACAACTAGATAACCAAATAAAGGATCTCACTACACAGAAAGATGCTTTGAAAGAAGAACTTGCTGGAGTAGTGGGTGTCACCGATACAGGAGTAGAAGTTCGTTGGTCTTCTGTCGCTGGTGCTAAACAAGTGAATAAGGAAGTGGTCAAAGAACTTCTTGGCTTCGTTCCTACTATTGAAGGGAAAGAATCCCTTCGACTTTCTATCAAACATACTGGAGGTAAATAACAAGTGGCTGCGAATGAATCAACAAAGTTCCAAGTGAATTTCAAATCACCTGATGGAACTCTTATCAACCTTTACGCTTCAACAAAGGAGGAACTAGAATCGTTGCTAACTGCAGCGCAGGACTTTTCCGCCCTCATTGGAAGCGTTAGCCAATCTTTCTCAGGCGCTCGATCTGCTGCGCCCGTATCAACTCCTGCTGCACCAGCAGCACCACGACCAGTCGTAGTTGAGGGTCAGACACCTGAATGTAAGCACGGTCAGATGCAATTTAGAACAGGTAACGGGGCCAAGGGACCTTGGAAGGCTTGGATGTGCGCTGCTCCTAAGGGTGCTCCAGACAAGTGCGACGCAATCTGGGTTCGATAACCACGTGCGCGACCCACGAGAGTACGAGAGTCCTCTCTGTGCGGAAGTCGGTGGCGAGTACTGGTATCCAGAAGATTTATCTGGTTTCGGAAAAAACGAAAACGTCAATCTCGCTAAGAGTATCTGTGGAAACTGTCGTCACCGAACTGAATGCGCCGAATGGGGAATTACTAGAGAACGCTATGGTGTGTGGGGAGGACTCACTGCCAATCAGCGTAAATACATAAGGAGAAAACGAGGAATCATTCTTCCTCCAGAGGAAAGGGAAGGTAGAAGTGCTTAGACTTACACGTGCTTGGCAAGGCACGCAGATCAAAGCAACTCCACTTCCTGATGTCTGGAAAGATTTAGTAACAGGCGAAATAAGCGTACGCTTCAGACGAGGACAAGTCTGTATGGTTGCAGCAGCACCCAATGCAGGTAAGTCTATGTTCGCTCTAGTGTATGCAATCAAAGCAAAGATTCCAACGCTCTTCTTCTCAGCAGATACTGATACCACAACGGTAACTATCAGGGCTGCTGCTCATATGTCAGGTCATACACAACTGACAGTAGAAAAAAACCTTACTGAAAATCCTAACTTCTATAAAAAAGATTTAGGAGATATGCAACATATACAGTGGGTCTTTGACTCCAGTCCGTCACTCGATGATATCGAGATGGAGATAAAGGCTTACATAGAACTGTATGGAATTGCACCTGAACTTATAGTGATAGATAATCTAATGAATGTAGCAGCCGAAACCGACAATGAGTGGGCAGGGTTGCGAGCAATTATGATGGAGTTACACGATATGGCACGCAAGACCGAAGCCTGTGTGCTAGTGCTTCATCACGTATCAGAACAGAGTGAGTATGGATCTCCCACGATGCCCCCTCCTCGTCGTGCCATACACGGTAAGGTAAGTCAATTACCTGCCATCATTCTGACCCTTGGTTATGACCCCTCCCAAGGAATGCTTCGGGTTGCTGCCGTGAAGAATCGCTTTGGTCCTCACTTTGCTGATGCTTCACGGTGGGCAACATTATTTACAAACTTCGGTGCTTGCCAAATAGGTGACTCCGATGCACAAGGCAGGGCATACCTCAACTCTAATCCACAGGTGAAGTATTGAGTTCATATAATAAGATAAAAGGTTCAAAGTTTGAGACAGATGTTATGAAATATCTACGCAAACTTGGACACTTTGCTGAGCGTCTGGCTAAGGCTGGGGCCAATGATGAAGGTGACATCGTTACCATAATCGCAGGTCAGACCTATATTTTGGAATGCAAGAACCGCAAGTCAATCAATCTTCCGCAGTTCTGGGCAGAAGCCCAAACTGAGGCAGCCAACTATGCGAAGGCTCGTGGACAAGTGGTTGCTCCACCTGCCTTCGTTATAGTGAAACGTCGTAATGCAAGTATTGAGGATGCTTGGGTAATACAAACACTAGAGAAATGGATGGAACAAATGCCAGTACCACAAGGACAGATAACAAGTAGTCAAGGGTGGACAACACCAGCAGAACCACCACTACCTGAGGAACCAACAGAGGTAGAAGAGAAAGAAGAAGTAGCAGAAGAAGCCATAGATAAAAAGGCTAAGAAGAAATGATCTGCACAGACTGTAGTGTTGCTGGTGATTTCAATAGTCAAAGCAACTACGATAAGGCCGAAGAGTTACACGAGTATTGTAAAGGAGATTGCGGATGCCACCACAAGACTGGTCCAGGGTGGTACGTAAAGGCGGGAGAAAAACCAAAACCGATCCAAACACAATCCCCATAGCAGTCATCGTTTCATTCTATGGTGGTGAAGTAAAAGAGGGAAGAAGCGCATCAGTCAAGTGTTGTATCCACGATGACTCAAGACGAAGCGCGGTAATGAATACGTATGACAACTTGTATTACTGTCATACCTGTGGCAAGGGTGGGTCATCTGTCAGCGTGGTGATGGAGAAAGAGAATCTGGAGTATAAAGATGCAATCGAGCGAGCAGTCGAGATTATTACTGGAAGCGGTCACTCGCTACAGTCAAAGTCTAGACGAGGCAACGTTAGCCTACCTCGACGGACGTGGAATATCTAAAGAGATAGCCGAACAGTTTATGTTAGGAACTGTCGTTGATCCTGCCAATGGACACGAACAGTTTGTAGGTTGGCTATCTATTCCATACGTTACGGCGTTGGGTATTGCTACAAGTGTAAAGTTTAGAAGATTAGATGACGGCAAGCCTAAGTATGGGCAGCCAACAGGACAGAAACTACACCTGTATAATGTAGTAGATGTGACTGTTGATTCATCACATATTGTTGTATGCGAAGGTGAGTTAGATACCATTGTGGTATCGGGAGTATTGGGAATACCAGCAGTAGGAGTTCCAGGTGTGGCTGCGTGGAAGCCTTACTATGCTAAGTTGTTGAGTGGATTTGATACAGTCTATGTTGTCGGTGACAACGATCTGAAAGAAGATGGCACTAACCCTGGAGCAGAGTTTGCTAAACGTGTCGCAGGAGAAGTAACAAACTCACATATTGTACAATTACCACTAGGTATGGACATCAACGAGATGTATCTACAGAATGGGCCAGAGGAAACTATGACACTACTAGGAGGAGCGAGATGAATGAGCAAGAAAAAGGATCTCCAAGAGGCAGCCATATTATTGACGGATATGGGGATGATAATAGTTTCGATAGATTACAAGGCTGGGACGATAACCTGCAAGCCGATGCCCGCAAGAGGATAGATGATGACTTCATTCGAGATGTCTGGTCCATCTTGGACTCCGCTGGAAATCTGCTCATCCGCAAGCATAGTGATTACGGCCCGAAGAACATCGCTCACAGTCCAGGTGGAGCACTCAACGGACTCCGCGTGCGAATGTGGGACAAAGTGGCTCGTATCAATAACCTCCTTGATAGCAGAGTATCTCCCTCAAACGAAAGCCTCCGAGACTCCTTCATAGATTTATTGAACTATTCTGCCATTGCAATTATGGTGCTTGACAAGAAGTGGCCTGAGTTACCCAATGACTGAACAAGAATTGCGTGAGCAAATAGCCAAAGAGATTGAAGATTACTTGGGTAAGAACATAGACATTCAACCTTGGATTGATGTCAGACATTTCAAGTTTATCGCTAACTTAGTGCGAGGTAAGAATGACTGAGAAGTATTCGTGGTACAAGGCTGCGTTACGCAGAAAGAAAATAGAAGAAGCGAAAAGATTGAAGGCTGCCCGTTACGTTGATGAGATGAATAAGAGAGCCAACTCCAATGCCACGAAACAGGAATAAAACTTACGAAGAACAGCGCGTATCTCGTATCCGTTCATACGGGATAGATGTCGCTGACTATGAACAGATGCTCCAAGATCAAGGTGGTGGTTGCTATATCTGTGGCAAAACACCAACAGAAAAGAGAGCACTTGACATAGACCACGACCACGTAACAGGTAAAGTTCGTGGATTGTTGTGTTCTAATCACAACAGAGGTATCGGATTGCTCGATGATGATATTGGTTTATTAGCAAAAGCCATACAATACTTAGCGAGGAATCGTGACTAATCAACTACACCCTTCTTTAGATGACCTAGTTCCGTCAGTTGTCACAACTATTTATCGTAGGTATCGAGCATACACAGAGCGAGCAGACCTACTCCAAGAGGCGTGGGCATTCGTTCTCTCACGTGCTGATAACTTCAATGAACTACTCAACCACGAGTCAGAAGTCCAGCGTAAATGGAATGAGAAGCGAGTAGCGTGGCAGATACGCCGTTGTTTAGAACGGTATGCTCGTAAAGAGAAGGCTTCTAAATCTGGATATCAGATTGCTGATGAGGCATACTACGACACAGTTACTATCGGACAGTTACTTCCATTCGTTATCAAAAGTTTTGTTACTGATACTGCCTTAGAGCAGAGCCAAGTCCTTGTCAATGACGGCACTCCTAGAAAGCAGAGCGCACCAGCAGAAGGTGGAAACCTGCTTGCTATGCTGGTTGATATCAAGAAAGCCTATGAGAAACTAGATAAGCAAGACCAAGAGATACTGCGCCTACGTTACCACGATAACCTCACTCTTCAACTCATCTCTGAGTATTTAGAATGTGCTATCTCTACTGCTGATCGTAAATGTACCCAAGCAGTACGCAGACTACAAGAACATATTGGAGGAGATACTCCTTGGGCGTAATTGTAGAACTATCACAAGAAGAGGTACGTGTTTGTGCCACTCTCGGTGTAGAACGCTGGCTTACTAAGTTTGGTTCTGTTGATAAGCCTAACTATGCTGACGGTAAGAAGGCAGGTCGCCTTGAACCTGAACTCAATGCCAATATCAGAGCCAATGTATCTGAGTGGGCAGTTGCTCGTCACTATAATCTACCTTGGAATGTCCCTTGGTATCCTAACAAGTACCACGCTACGCGTAACAAGATAGCAGACGTAGGTGAGTATGAGGTTAGAACTGTTCGTACCTATGGCGCTATCCCATTCTGGAATAAAGACGCTGGTCGTATTATCTATGGCACCAAAGTCCTTGATGATGAATACTTCTCACGAGTAGAAGTTTATGGCTCATTCAGAGCCGATGATTTTATGGTTGATCAGTTTTATGATGAACAGATTAGCGGGTGGAGAGTTCCTGTGGAGTTATTAGAAGTATGAAGTACGAATACGAATGTCCTGCTTGTGGCAATGTCCTCCTCATTCTCCGTTCCATTCACGATATTGAGGTGGATTATGACTGCCCTCAATGTGGATCAACTGTCAATAGAAAGTATGAAGCCCCTGCCATCTCATTCAGAGGCAAGGGCTTCTATTCTACTGACTCGAAAGGATAAGGAACTAGTCAGTAGTGTCCTTTGCGTTGATGATAGCGGTAAGCCTTACAAGGTGTTCCATAACGCTCACTAATGTAACGTAAGCCTCGCAGTATTTGGAGTTCAGGCTTTCGACTTCTCTCTCCAAGCAGTTGAGCAATTCCGAAAGCGCTTGACTTTGGGTTCTGTGCGAAGTGGTCAAACCTGCTCTCACGGGTCCATAAGGACTCAAGACAGGCCCACTCTCTCCCTCTCCAACCAAACGCAACCCACGCATATTGCCTTGCCAGTTTTCTGTTCTCACCCTTCTCCTTCCAAGTCGCCTTCGCCCTCTGTATTTCCGTCGGTTTGCTTGGGTCTAGGTGCGTTGTCGTATCCATCTGTATCAGTAGAAACGCCATCGCTATTATCGGTAATGCCAGTAATGTCCAGCCACGCCTTGCCATTAGCCTCATCAGATAACCTCTCCTGCTCAAGTAGTTCCTTGTATTGGTCGGGGTACTGCTGGGCTAGGCGCGTTTGCGCTCGCCCTCTTGCTCGCTGGTAGTTGCGTAGCCATACGGCTCGCTTCTCAGCGTTTGCCTTGCGTTTATCTGTCGCCTTCATTGATCTTATCCTCCCATACTATAAGCAGGTAGGCAATTATGGTAGCCACTATTACGCCTAGAAATATCACGCCTTCTCCCTCTCACTTGTTATGGTAGCCAAGACTATTGCAGTTATATCTATCTTATCTGTGATGAGTTTGAAATCGTCCTCGCTCTGCTCATCCCATACACTTACCAAGATAGACCTATCTAAGCCACGCCTGAACCAAGTGATAGCCTCGCTTACGCTCGCCCCACCCCACTCCACTTCTCCCTTATGGTCCATTACCTCATAGAAATTGACGGGCTTCATAACTCCTCCTTATCCCACTCCGCTACCATTTGTAGCGCGTCTGTATAGTTATCTGCTTCCACTTCATAATTGTATTGCCCTTCAATTATCTGGTATCTAGGCATTGTCCTTCTCCTCCTTATAGTTGATTAAGTTGATTTGATTTAGGGCATTAACCATACGAAGCAGATTCTTACCTGCCTCGCCAGCCTCCCCCTCCACCATTTGCTTGATAGCAAGTCCTCGGCAGAGGTCTGCCTTTGCTTGATAGTATTCTTTATTCATAAATCTCTCTCCCTTCTTCATCTCTGTATATTGCCCCTTCAAGGATGGTTAAGTCTTCTTCCGCGTTCTCTTTTATCCAATTCATTACTTCTTCGAGAGCGACTTCGTAAGTCGGCTTCTCGTAGGCTTCCGCTATATCCTCAACTATTTGCTGAGTGTCGTATGTTATCGCACGAACCGCAGTAATTGAGTCAGGTATTGTTTTAGTCTTCATTACCTTCCTCCTCCTCTTTCATCTTGATTAGGTCATCTATTTCAGGCTCATACTTTGTCTTAGGCATATGGACACCGCCTCTTGTGGTGCTCCATTATGTCTCGCTCACAAGAGCAACAGACCAGCCTTCCCTTCTCGTTCTTGATGTAGTTCATCTCTTATCCTCTCTCTCTTTTATGTTTATCTTGCTTAGTATGACTAGCCCTAGCCATATTACTAGGGCGTAGGTAATAACCTGCATTAAGGCCCAAAAGCCTCCCACCTGAACGCTAGTTAGGCGCTCTAGTATGAACTCTAGGCTCATTTGCTCGCTCCTTCTGTTGCACACTCGGCGCAGTTGTCTTGACTATCTCTCTCGATTAGGTCGCATTTTTGGCAGTTGATTTCGTGGTCGTCCTCGCTCCAAATTGTGTGGATAGCCTCGTCATTGTCGCAGTTTGGGCATTGCATTGAGTTCCACTCGCTCATTTGCTTTCCTCCTCTAACTTGTTCAAGACCCAAGCCAGAGCCTCAGTCTGGCCTTCCCAATACTTGCGCTCCATAGAGTCCATAGCCTCCTCGGTGAACTCCTCCTCCTCTTGCGCTAGGCGTAATTGTTCCTCAGCCTCGGTTAGGGCTTTCTTAATCTCGTCTAGGTTTATCACTTGCTTTCCTCCTCTTTCTCGAAAGTCTCTGCCCATTCTTGGGTGTAGAGCGTTAAAGGTAATTTCCTCTCCCTTGATAGTTTCATAACATCTTCAAGGGTTTCAAGGTCTCCGAGGTGCTTGGTGTCTCCACTCTCCCACTCGAAAACCTGCCAATAAATACCGTGTCCCTCTGTTTCGTATGCTTTAATCACGCGTTCCCCCTTAAATCCACTCGTGGCGGATAGTGTAGGCTCCGCGCTCTTCATATCCATACAATAC